TTTTTAAATACTTTTGATTCTGCTTTTATTGCCATTATTCTTTATTCTTAACTTTAGATGGTTTACCATTTACGTATATTGCAAACCAACCTGCACCAGCCCCTACAACTACTGACACTAACCCTGCCTGTGCGTTGTTAGGATTCTCTAGTGCCATAAACCAATTGATTACATCTAAAAATGCCCAACCATAAGCAAGCATTAATAGTCTTGGTACTAGTCTCCAGTTTGACATCAATTCAGGTATCTCTACCTCAATGAAATGCCATATTGATTTACAACCGTGTTTAAAACCTGCCCAGCCTGTTGCGAGCCAATTTTTTAAAAAGTTCATATTATCTCCCTTGTTTTTGTTTCTCTCTAATTTTTTCGTTTTCTTCTCGTATATGTTGTACTAGAAGATCAACATATATTTCCCTCTCCCATGGTAACATCCCTTCTAGGTCACCTAATGAGTATTTATGGTATTGCATTAAAGCAAAGTTTGTCCTATAAAAACTCTCTAGGCTTTCATGTAAGAGGGTAACTGAAAAAAATCAGACGCCCCTTGTAATAACATCTCATGCTCTACACCTGATTTAGGATTCTTGTATTTTATCGTATGTTTTATGACAGGCAACGTTTCAAAAAACTCTTTTAATTTTTTGAATTGTGGCATAGTCAAGTTGTCAACAAACTGCTCTAATTCTTTTGGGTCAAGGTCTCTTGTTTCAAATACCTCGTCACCATTATAAATTTGAGCAATACAATCTCTCATCAAGTTGACCGATAAGTCTATGATAGTTTTCTTATCTGCTACCTCTAGTACGGTCGGCACTTTCATTATCACACCATAGTCTTTTGTAAAAGGTATATGTGTATTCACCTTTTTACTAAAGTCTGGTTTTACTTCTTCAACATTAAACTCATAATCTACAACCTGTGTTTCATCATCTGGACATTTCAGTTTCAATTGTATTGTTTCACCTATTGATTTTGATCTTATGTTTAACCATAACCATTCAAAATCATATACAGGTAACTTCGTTACATCAATGTCTGTCAGCACACACGTTTGAACCGTATTGATAAGAGTTTCAACCATCTCTTTCTCAATACCGTTTTCTACAGCCAATAGTAAAATCTTTTCTTCTTTTACTAAAAATGGCCTATATTTAACCTTTGCACCGTTTGATAAAACCACTTCATGCTCAGGCGTCTTCATAAAATTAAGCATTATTTACTCCTTTAATATAATATATCACGTATAATTTTAGGGTCTGGTAGACCTTTCGGGAACACACGTCCTCCCGTTACTCGCCCAATGGGCAAATTTCTCCTTAATGTTTCATAGACTTGTCTACCTGCTCTACCTATCTCGTTACCTATACCGAAAGGTAAGTTATCTAAAAAGTTAGCCTGTATCGCTGTAGTGTTTTGTCTATATTCTAATCTGTTTCTTTTGTTTCTTCTATTCTCTACATCAAAACCTTTTCTTAAATAGTTCCATGCTGTTGTAGCATAGTTTCTGTATGTAAATGTTACACTTGTTTTTACTATTTGATTTTGAGCGTCATATGCCAAAGGTGTTGAAGCAATAGTTTTAGGCCATACCTCGTACATCTGTACCTGATATGATGAGAAGCCAGACGTGTTACCTAAACTCTTACGTATTGTCTCCCTATCTTTTACTGCGTCACCTGATGGTTCAAAATTAGCAAGAGCTGCTGTAAATGATTTTGTTAAAGGTGTAATCGTAATCATACATGGTGTAGCATAATCATCATAGTAACCTACGTTATGTGTAATAGGATCAACTATAGAGTTTTGCCATGCCTCAAAATATAATCGTTCATCATAATTAACACCTGTGTAAAATTCTAATGTGACCTCTTCAAAGCTAACGTTCTTTGCTATTGCTCTTTTAGGTCCATAGTATGTTTCGTTTACATCATCTGTAATAGTTTTACCTGGTAATGATACGTTAGAGCAGAATAGATCCATTCTAAGCTGTAGATTGTCTTTTATTGCACCTGCTAATCTAGCACTCTTTGTTAATCTAGCAGCAGATTTTTTACTGCCTGTAGGATCAGCATAAACGTAATCACGTGGTAATGCTTTACTTTGTGGTCCGTCAATCGTACATAGAAACTGGGTAGGTCTAGCCAACCCACCACCTTGTGTTAGACCTGATCTAAATTCATTGAATACAGAATTGTAATTAGATGATACATTGTTATGTGAAAATCGTCTATTGGTTTCTGTTACACTAAATTGTGGTTTACTAGGTGGTATACCTAATCGTATATCCATGTCACCTATTCTTTTACCTATATTAATTAATGACATTAAATAAATCTCCTACTATCTGCATAAACTCTTCCTTCAGAAGCCTTTTTAAATCTTTGTACAGGTAGATAAATTGCTGTTGCAGCCTCGTCAGCATTTATTCTTAAAAAACCTGTCTGTACATATGCGTACAAATATTTCTTTATCGTTGGTTTTACTATTTTTATATTTTTTACATCATCATAGGCAACTTCAAATCTTGTATTCTTATCAAATCTTCTATCAGACGCTGTTGCCTGCATACGTTCTAATAGTCTAAATCTTAATAGAGGTGGTAGATAGTGAAAGTTCATACCCATAAACCCACCTGATATTGGTTCTAATGGCAACACTAATGGGAACACGTCATAATAAGGTAGAGTTTTTCTTAATTTAGGATTGTACCCAAACAAGTTCAATCTGCCTACGCTAGGACGACCATTTAGTTTGTTTTGTCTAAACAATTGTCTAGCAGTTGTACCACTCGCTATCTTATTTACTTGCGTTCTATACCAAGTAGCAGATTTCTGAGCGTCTCCTGCTCTTTGTTTGATTGTGTCAAATACACTTGCCATAGTACTATTTATGTTGATAATAAATAGATTCTATGAAGAAGTTGAAGAATATAGATAAACGCCCTTATTCAGGTATATACAAACCACTCAACCCACAGAAATACAAAGGTAACGTTAACAATGTTATTTATCGTTCTAGTTGGGAGAAACGTTTTATGATTTATTGTGATAAAAATAGGGCAGTTGTAGAATGGGGTAGTGAGGAAATAGCAATTTCTTATCGCTCAATTGATAATAGGCCACATAGATATTATCCTGACTTCTACATGAAAGTTAGACAATCAAACGGCACGTTCAAAAAGTTTATTGTTGAAATCAAACCTAAAGCACAAACACGCAAACCTAAAAAACCTTTACGTGAAACACGTACCTATAAAAATGCGTTATTGACTTATGAAAGAAATAGAAGAAAGTGGTCTACGGCCTACGCATGGTGTCATAAACGTAATATGAAGTTTCTTATACTTACCGAAGATCATTTGAAAACATTTTAGTAGGGCGCCCGAAGGCGCCCCAATTGAGAAAGTGAGAGAGATAGATTAAGAATCGTCCTCAGCTAATTTACTAAAATACGATAGGTCATCGCTATCGTTGGACGATTCTACTTTCTCTACCGAGTTGTTAGAAGACGTTGGTATGTCGTTACTGACAGGTGGGAGGTCAATATCTTCTACAGACTCGGTACTTCTTTGTCCAGTAAGAGTCTTATTCAGTTTCTCTTTGAGTTCGTCATAAGACTTGAAGTTACTTGGATCAATGAAGGGCTTGAGAGCATATTGAGAAGACCATATCTTTTGTATCTCCTCATCAGCATCCTTTAATTTAGATACTGGCTCAAATTCTGATTTATCATAATTCCAGTAGCCGTCAACTTTTCTGATTTTTAGTTTAAAGTTTGCACCTTCCCAAAAATCAAATGGGTTAACTGCCTTTTCATCTTCAAATGCTGGGTTCATTGCTTCAGTAATCTTATCAAAGATTTTCTTACCGAATTTAAACAAGAACACCTTGCCTTCATTCTCTGGATGTTTAGGATCACTTACTACAAAAATATTAGAATAGTATTGTAACTTTCTTTTTCTTTTTCTAGCAATTTCTTTATCGGCTTCTATGCCTGTATTCCACAACCTTGTGTTTTCTTCACTAACAGGATCCTTTTTGTTTAGTGTAGTTAAAGAGTTCTCAATATACCATTGACCACCTGGTCCTTGAAACGCATGGTGCCAGACTCTTTGCCATGGCATATCTTCACCTTCAATAGCAGGCAAAAATCTGATTACAGCGTAACCATTGCCAGACTTATCTAGTTCAGGTTTCCATAACCTATCGTCTTGGTATTTGTTTTTCTTTTCGGGTTGTTCTATTGTGTTTTCTAACTTCTTTGTTAGAGCGTCAAAATTAGACTTTGACTTTTTTAGGGCTTCTAATGCACTTGACATTGTATTTTCTCCTTGTATATATTTGTGTACGTATTTGTATTAATGTAAGTATTACTATTATTTATACTGGCAACATACTCAACCATTATAATATTCTATCACCATTTACTGATATTGTCAAGCAGCTGTGCTTGAGTAATATATGTTAAATTCTTCTCGTTTCCTAGTAGTTTTTGATTAGTTGTATTGTTATCATCTGCCTTATTTACCTTGTAAAATGACACGTTAGGGTTGTCTTTCAATACTCGTAACCACTCTGCTTCCCATATGCCTGTAGGGCTGGGTTCATAATGTGCTGATGAGTAGTTATGAGTACCTTTATAAATGTTATTATATAACTTCGTATCTGATCTTAAATCCATACCTATCATATACACCTCATCAAGTTCACTATATTTACATGCAATATGTCCTGCTGTTGCACCAGCATGATAGCCTGGGTCTTCCCATTCTTGTGTCTTATCGCCGTCTGTTATCCAAGATACATAAATGTGGGTGTTGTCAACATCTTTCTTATACTTCGTGCCGTCTTCTTTTCTTATTGTTGCCTCACCTTTGATTGTATGAGCATTCATAACAAAGTAATCGCCAATAGGTAATGCACTATCGCCATTTGTTATAAACTTATCTTCTTTTTGTTTACCTTGTGTAGATAAAAACCCAGCCTTCATAGTCTGATACATAAAGTTAGGACATTTAGTCCATTCTCTAAAGTAACAAGGTATCTTATGAGCAATACCCTTGTGATATATTTCGTGTGTCATTGTGCTGTCAACAGCAATCAATACATCTGGTAGAGGATTATCTCTATAATAAGCATTACAGGCATATATCTTACCATACTTTTTTAATGTTGTCAAGTCAAAGTTCTTACGTGACTCACCATTACCTATAATAAATGCTCTTCTTTTCATAATTTTACCTGCCCTTGGCCATCTTTCATCAGCAGTAGGAAATCTATCTGCTTTATTTTGCCTTGATTGTTTTAATCCTATATCTAATATCTTTTGTTCTTCTATTGTTTGTTCTAAAAAATCTTTAACCATAAAAATAATTCAATATACCCATAGAATATATTGCAAGTGATATAGCATTCAACACGATTAAGGACCTGTCATGCCATAGCATACCTACAATTAACCAACCTATAAAACCTATGTTTGCAATAAACATGTTTAAAGGAAACAATTCTACTGCTGTAAACATCATAGCAATAATAAGTGTAATACTACTTGCCCACTTGATGTACCATGACAAGTCACCTCTAGGTGTAACCTTTTTATAAACTCTGCTTGAGTTTAGTTTAGCAATCTTATCATCTAGTTTTTCTTTTATAGGTTCTATTGTCATGTTCTTCTTTTTCTAAAGTATCTTCTCCATAATGCTGATCTAGTCATTGACACGACCATGAATATTAATGCGATCTGAAGATTCTCAAAGATTGTTGGATGTAAATCAAACAAAGGAAATATTAGTAATTGTATGAGTACGGCTAATATAAAACCACTACCTACATCTATTACACTTTCAAATACATCACTCATTTATTTTTCTTTCTATTCTTTTTTGTTATGTGTTGATAGTCTAGGTAACCTGAACACCACTCATAAAACGATTCATTGTTAGCAGGCCAGCAAGACGCAAATGTTTTATCCTTACGTTGTTGTCTATATTCCTCTCTTACTTGTTCCTCTGTTAACTTACCCTCTTCCATCTAACTCCTTCAAATTGTTTTCTTTCCATTCTTTTGTTGTATCAGGATGATCCCATTTATCTATTTCTTCTTGTGTTCTACTGCAACCCATACAATAACCACTATCTTGGTCAATCGTACATATGTTTATGCACGGCGTAGGTACATAGTCATCGCTCATACAAATACCTCTTTCATAATAAACTTACATTTAGTAAGGTTAAACTTAATAAAAGGTGATAATTTCTTTATTTTAAACGATTTTTCAGGCCAGATAATCGTTTCGGCAATGTCTTTATCCCATCTCTTAATAAAAGATAGAACCTTATCCAAGATGATGATTGTTTGTACTGATATTTTTTCAGATAGAAGTAGTCGTAGCAATCGTGGATGTTGCCCATTATGTACACGAAACACATCATCAAACCGAATAGAGTTATCATTGATAACATTACTAAGCAATACGCAATCGCTCCTAAAATTGTATGTAAAAGATTGATTATATTTCTTCCACTTGTTGTAAGTATGTTCTCCATCTGCTCTAACTAAATTGCCTATCCATGTTTTTGAATTATGGAAGAAGTTACATACAAAATAATCTAGCATTTCTTCCTTGTTATATTTAGTTGTAAGTTTATGAAAAAAGAACCTGTCATTACGTTTTAAAAATGTGTTAAATGATGAATTAACTTTGGCATTGTGCCTGTAAAAATCATAATTATCGGAAGTGAAGTGTAGTTTAACAGCCAAATATAATGTATATGCTTCATAACTATTCATATAGGTAAAACTGCTGTACTTGATCGTTCAACCAAGTTCAGTTTTTCTGCCTCTTCTTTTATCTTCTCTTTTAGTGACTTGTTTATTAAAGGACCTACAGACGCTGTATCAATATCATTTTCTTCACAATATTTTAACACGGCATCCATGTAGGACATTCGTTTTTCTTTTACTATTGCTTCTATTATTTGAGCAAACTTTTTACTATTCATTAACATTAGAATTTTCTTACTATGTGTTTTCTTAATGCTCTTGTTAGTTCTTCAATCTTATCTATTATTGAAATCAGACTCGGGTCTGTTATGTATGTTTGTTCTGCTTTTAGTTTATCATACTCACGCAATGGTATAGTTACCATAGATTGCTCATTTTCATAAGTCATATCTTGGTCGTGGGTATCTCTGCCATGTGGCATACTTTCATCGCTCATAATTTATCCTCACTTTATTAATATATTATATCAGATATATCTATTTTGTCAAGCTTTAAACTTTATCACCAGGTTTCTGTAAATTAAAACTTCTATACATCATACAAGTTTCGTGTCCCGTAGGTGAGGTGATGGCGGCAATAGATTGATCGCCTTTCTCGTTTAAATAATATGCAACAAAATAAGCAGGATCGCCTGTTTCTGAAGCACCAGCTCTACCCATAGATACACTTTCTAATTTGAAATTGTTATTTTCAATGTATCTTGTTACCTCTGCTGTTGTACCACAAACTACTGGCACGTGCATCCATTGAAAATCGTACTTCTCTAATTCTTCAGCAAATGTACTTGTAGCGAATAATAGTGTTATTAGTAATAATAGTTTTTTCATAGTTGACCTTTTGGTCTAACTATTTATATTATTTCTTTCAAAAAACTCCTGGGTGTGCTTATAAAACTTCTCTTGGTGTTCTTTGATTTTGTCTTCAGTATGTATCCACTCTTGTACAAAACCGTCTTCACACGTGGCTAATATAACGGTCTGCTCTATCTTCTGGTTTGGGTATAGCTCTTCATACATTTTTGCATAGGCAGATGTCTGTAAAAAGTTAGCATAATTGTAATTAGCGTCCCTTTG